TGTTCAAGAATGGATTTTGTGCAGAACCAGACATGTATCTAATTTTAAATACATCTGGTGTCTGTAAGAAACCACCTGCTAAGTTACTACCCAAGGCAGTTGTGTTAGACTTGGGTGCCATGTGTCTTTTGAAGACTCTAAGAATATTTTTTACTTCTGTTGCTTCTCTCTCACTTCTTGGAATAAAACTGAATAGGAATTGGAAGGTTCTTAACTTAGGACCTTGGAATAAGAATTCCATGTTGGGGTTGACAACGACTCCCCTATTTCTCTGAAGAACATCATTGAAACTGGCATTAGTTCCTGGTATCAAGTTAATAGCAAGACTTGTTGCAAGATCACCACCGAGAGTGGCTAAACCACCCATATTTCCACCAACCAACCCACCAACTTGACTCATTGCGTTTCTAGCATTAGTCACAAGTTGATTAGCATCCAAATTCATATTTGGATTTGCTGAGAGTGTTTGTAGCAGAGATCCTGCCGCAGCGGCAAGAGCATTAAGACTGCCAGGATTATATGCAACTTCATTTCTATCACCAATTTGCATAGGCATTGGTAATATGACAAATCCTTTTGAATTTTCTTTTGGTCTAGATCTCAAGGAACTTGAAATGCTATCTTCACTGCTACGAACTCGAAAGGTATTATCTCTAAAACTAGCACCGGCTTGAGATGCTCTTCGAATTTCTTCTGCACCAAAATTTGCCAATCTAACTCCAGGTGGTGTGTACTTAACCACTTGAAATTGCATATAGTCACTAGAACCCGTCAAAGTGTCTAATGGATATCTATGCTGAAATTGCTGCATTATACTTTTTAGCTATTTATCTTGAAATTTCCATATCCTAATGCTCTAGCACTTTCTAGTTCACCAGGATACACTTCATGTAGTTCACCAACTACCTCTGGAAAGGTGTAGTTTCTCATTTCATTCCAATGAAAGTTGAATCCCTTCCAACCCCAAGACGTAAGTTCCATACATGCGATGAGAGGAAACTCATCATATTCAATGTTGGGTGTTTTGGGATTATAGACAAAGGTATAGAATTTACCTGCTTCTGGGATTAGTGATTTGACATCTAGGATTTCCAGGAGTGCTAGCATGATATCATCATTCTTTTCTAATCCACTAAAAGTATCTTCATACTGTTGGATTCTATTCATACTCTTAATTCATCTTCGGTTAGAACTCTGAACTCATATCGACGATCTTCACAGAAATCTTTTGCAGCTTCCCACTTTGCCATGTTCTTGGCATACTCAGTGACTTCATAGATATACTTCTTGGTTTTCTTTTGTTGAACCTTGGGTGCCATGCAAAATTTCTTTGGTTTGATTTCGATTACAGATCTTCTTATACCACCAGAATTATCACGGTACTTAATGTAAAAGTCTGGAAAATACCTGTGCCACCTATTATCAACTGGGGATTTGTATGGTATAACCATCTCTTCACTACCCCATTCTAAAATGTTTTCATTCAGGTCGCAGTAAACCATGAACTTACGTTCCCACAAACTGCGATAAATAATGTTACGATGGTCTCCCTTATATTTTTTTATATTGGTAGGTTGATATCTTCCACTATATGGCATACTAAGATTATTTAATCCAGAGGTATTTATTGTGGCATTCAATAGAGAGAAGTTAAAAACTAGAACGACAGATGATTTCATTGCGAACTTTAGTCGTGTAGCTCAGACTTCTCAATACAAGGTAGAATTTAGAGGTATTAATAGACTTATTGGTCTAACAAAATATCTTGCCGAAAGAGGTGTAGATCAAGAGTTTGTATCTAGAGAACTTGGTGAGTATTGCAGGAGAGCAGCAATTCCTGGTACAGCATTGTTTACCAAAGATGCTATGGATCAATATGCTGGTGTCAATCAAAAGTTTGCATATAGAAGAAGATTTGATGATATTCAGTTGACATTCTATGTTGACTATGAATATAAAGTGCAGAAGTTCTTTGAACTATGGCAAGAATACATCATGAGTGGATCTGAAGTAGATGGATTAACCCCAGAGATTGATAATTATTACTATAGAACAAAGTATCCAGAAGAGTATAAGTGTGAGAGAATCAGACTATTGAAGTTTGACAGAGATAGGGATAATAGAATTGAATATAACTTTTTGAATGCCTTCCCTAGAAATATTAGTAGCACTCAAATATCTTATGATGCGTCTAGAGTATTGGAAGTAACTGTTCAATTTTCATATGATAGATATGTCTTCGGTGCTATTGATAGTTACTCTAAAGCACTGAAAGAGGCATTCACTCTGAAGTCAGACACGGGACCACAACTGCCTAGTCCACCACCTGCTCCTAGAGTTACAGAATAAATAAAATTATATGACTTGATTAGTTATTATGTCTTTACCAAAAATTAATGCTCCAACTTATGAGTTGGTGTTGCCGTCGTCTGATAGAAAGATTAAATATAGACCGTTCCTTGTAAAAGAAGAGAAACTCCTCATCATTGCGATGGAGAGTGAGAATATGGAAGAGATTGCCAGAGCAGTCAAGCAAGTGCTTACTAACTGCATTGTCTCTAGAGGTATCAAAGTAGATAAACTTTCTACATTTGATATTGAATATCTGTTCTTGAATATCAGAGGTAAGTCTGTCGGTGAATCTGTAGATGTTTTACTGACATGTCCAGATGATGGTGTCACCAGAGTTGAAACAAGCATTCCTCTGAGTGATATCAAAGTCCAGAAAGATCCTGAGCATACTACTACAATTCAGTTAGATGATCAGTATTCTTTGAAGATGAGATATCCATCTCTTCAGGAGTTTGTACAAGAGAACTTTACTGAAGATTCTGCAGATCAAATCGAGCAGTCATTTAAGATGGTTGCTAAGTGTATTGATCAAGTTTACAATGAAGAGGAATCTTGGGCTGCATCCGATCACACACCCAAGGAAATGATTCAGTTTGTAGAGAATCTAGGTGCTGCACAGTTCAAAGAACTAGAGAAGTTTTTTGCCACAATGCCTAAACTTGCACATACCGTTAAAGTCAAAAATCCAAAGACTGGTGTAGAATCAGAAGTTATTATTGAAGGGTTAGCAAATTTTTTCACCTAGGTATGGCTCATGAAAACCTTGAGTCATACTATAAAGTGAACTTTGCCTTGATGCAGCACCATAAATATAGCTTGACAGAGCTTGAAAATATGATTCCCTGGGAACGTGAAATTTATATCACGTTACTACAACAACACCTTGAGGATGAGAAACTAAAGCAACAGCAAGCTAACGGGACTGCTTAATGGCAATAACTAGAAGTTCTTTTATGGGTGATCGTGGTGGTTCAGGTGGAACCATCAGTGCGAAAGGAATGCGCCGTATTTCCCCTAAAGATACTGCTAATTTGCTGAAGAGTGTAAATGCAATCAATAAGAACTTAGTAGCAATCAATAAAGCACTGCAGAAACAGGGTGCTCTTGGTACTAGAGAACAGCAACAAGAACAAAATAAAAAGAGAGTAACTGCAGAAAAACTTCAGAGAGAGAAAGCCGAATCTGCTCTTGAGGCACCAAAGAAAGTTGGTGATGGTTTAAGGAAAGCATTAGAAAAACCTGCCAAGAAAATCTTCCAGGGATTGATGAGTTTCATCAGTCCATTTGTAAAATTCTTTGCTATTGGTTTCATTGGTTGGTTTTCAAAAGGTGTCGTAGGTTGGTTTAATCAGGAGAAAGAAAAGAAAAAGAAACAAGTAAAAGAAGCAATACCTAAGATTCTGTCATTTATGACTGTGGCAGGTGGTGTGCTTATAGCATTGAAATTTGGTATTCCTGTGATTCTTACGTTGTTAACAGGAATTGTCACAACTATTCCTGTTCTCATTGGAGCACTATTAAATCCAGCAACATGGACTGGACTGCTTGCCATAGCTGCTGGTGCTGCTGGTATCGATGTTTTTGGTGGTGGACTACAGGAGTTTTTTAATCCTGGTCAAAGAGCAGGAAAAAGAATTGACACCTTGATTGAAGATCCAGGTGTTCGCAAGTACATTGAAGAAAATACTGCCGAGTTCAATGAAGCACTTGGTCCATCTGCAAATCCCACAGCTAGATTAAGGAGGGGACAATTTATTGAAATAGATGGC